TTTGGAGTCCTAAAACAACTAAGGGCAACAAGACCATGCTAAACGAGTTTTTAAAACCGTCAGAAGTTTTTAGGGTATTTTTAATGAACGTTGAAGCACTGTCCACGGACAAGGGTAAGAAATATCTTGAGACATTTTTAAATTCTTCTAAAGCTATGTTAGCAGTGGACGAGTCAACCGCTATTAAAAGTCCGAAAGCTCGAAGAACAAAAGCTCTTATAAAAATAGGTCGGCTCGCAAAGTACCGTAGAATACTAACGGGCTTTCCTGTTACGCAATCACCATTAGACTTATGGGCGCAGTGTAATTTCATGGATGAAAACTTATTGGGAGACTGCGGTAATAATTATTTTCAGTTTCAATACCGATACAGTATTATGAAAAAAAGAACTGTAGGGAGCCACTCCTTTAACTTAGTAGTTGGCTATCGAAACTTAGAAGACCTATCAGGGTTATTAAAAACCTTTTCATCTAGGATAACAAAAGACGAATGCTTAGACCTACCAGAAAAAGTTTACACACAAAGAAACGTAACACTGACTCCTGAACAAAAAAGAATTTACAGTGATATAAAAGAATTTGCATTAGCTCAGATTAATGACACAGAGTTTATGACTACACCAAACATTATGACTCAGCTCCTTCGTATGCAACAAGTTTTATCTGGTCATACTAAATCAGATTACGGAGAGCTTATCGAAATAGAGGACAATAGACTTCCTGAGTTGTTGTCTTGTTTAGAAGAGGCCGATGGTAAATCTATTATCTGGTCACGTTTCCGTTACGATGTGCAGCGGATCACAAAAGAATTAAACAAGGTTTACGGACCAGGGTCAGCGGTTGATTATTACGGAGACACAACTGATGAAGATCGGGTCACTGCCGTTGAACGATTTCAAAACGGTGATGCTAAATTCTTTATAGGTAATCCTCAAACGGGTGGGTACGGATTAACATTAACATCTGCTCAAAACGTTATTTACTTTTCAAACAGTTTTGATTTAGCAGTGCGTATGCAAAGCGAAGATCGAGCGCACAGAATCGGACAACGGAACACGGTCACTTATATAGACTTAATATCGGAAGGCACTATTGACGAAAAGATTGTTAAAGCCTTGCGGGGAAAAATGGATATTGCCAGCCAGGTGATGGGGGAAAACTTTAAGGAGTGGGTACTATAATATGTATGAGAAAAAAATATTTAAACTTTCAGAAAAAGAAAACAAAAGAGTTCTTACTATTCTAAACAAAATAAAAGAAAGATATAACTACACCAATTCTGACATGGCTAAAAAAATAGACATGGATTACAACGCTTTTCATAGAATGATGAAAGGTCAACAACTTGTGATGCAACACTATGTTGATAAATTTAAAAAAGCCTTTCCTGATTGGGATAATATCTACTCATCTAAAAAAATTGTTAGGGATAAAACTTGTCCTTTGTGCAAAGAAGAGGGCGCTGTAAATGTACGGAAGGGACAATTTACGAAAGGAGTTTTTGCCAAGTGGATACGAAATGAAAGAAAAAAGAAATGTATGGAGTGCGGGTATCAATGGATGTCTTACGAAATAGACGATACCTCATTAGAAGAAATATTAGTTAAAATAGGAGAAGAGAATGCATTATATTAAAGATTACAAATACACCATCGGGTACATTGTTTTAATTGTATTAGTTAACATAGGGTTCACCGTTATACCTTTAGTTCCCTTGTTAGGAGAAATGTTTCCTCCAATGTCCCTAGCTGTTGGATTAATTTTTGTTGCCAGAGATTACGCACAAAAAGAAATAGGTCATAAAATTCTGGTTGCTATGCTTTTTGCGGGGTTGCTGTCTTGGTTGATGGCAGATCCATACGTTGCTTTAGCATCAGTTGTTGCCTTTCTTGTTTCTGAATTAATAGACTGGCTCGTTTATAGTTGGACGTGGAAGCCTTTTCACCAAAGAGTTTTAATCTCAAGTGTAGCCGCAACACCAGTAGACAGTACTGTTTTCTTGTACATGATTGATCATTTGTCATACGTTGCAGTTATCTTGATGACCATAGCTAAAATGTTAGGTGCTTTAGTTGTTTGGTTTTTAATTAAAAAATGATTCATTATCACGGGACACCTATGACACCACGCGCAGAACTTTGGGGAATGTCTGGTAAATGCTTTTGCGTTTCTTTTTCAGAACCTAGGGATGCTGATGTTTGTTTTAACATTGGTCAAAGCGTCATGTGGGATAACGGAGCATTCTCTTCATTCACTAAAGGTAAACAGCCCGATTGGGATAAGTTTTATTCGTGGGTCGAACCTCGATTAGGACATCCTCATTGGGCTGTTGTTCCTGATGTCATAGACGGGGATGAAGAAGATAATTTAAGGCTAATAAAAGAATGGCCTCATAGAGAGGATTGCGCTGCGGTTGTGTGGCATTTATCAGAATCCATTGATCAATTGCTAAGATTAGAACAATTATGTTTTGGTAAGATTGCATTTGGATCAAGCGGTAAATATTGGAAGGTTGGATCCCCTGAGTGGGAACGAAGAGTGGATGAAGCCTTTAATGCGTTAGCGAACCACGGACCATTGCCGTGGGTTCATATGATGAGAGGATTAGCAATGGGGGGTAAACATTGGCCATTTGCCTCTGCTGATAGTACCAACGTTACTTTGCATTACGCAGAGCAACAAGTTACGGCTGAATACATGGCCAGACAAATCGATGGCAATCAATGCCCGATAAACTGGAAACTTAAACCAACTCAAAAGGAGTTATTAAATGCCTGATATTAGAAAATACAAAAGTGTAGCTGTTCCTGTTCCTACTTGGGAAAAACTTTGGGAGTTAGCTGAAAAGAACCAAAGATCTCCAGCCCAGCAAATAGCGTTTTTGGTAGATTTAGTTGAAGATATGCCGAGCGATAAAGAAATGTGGGATCATTTCTCTAATGCTCAGAAAGGATAAAGAAATGGCTGGGTATGAAGAATATTATGAGGAAGTACAGGACGTTTTAGAGGATGTAAGTAGTGCCTTATCGGATGAAGAAAAGTCTATTGTTCTATTTAGAATAGCTCTCGAGAAGGTGAGTAACACGTTAGGTGTTCATCAAGCTGCCTACATTATGTCTCAACTTCTTACAACAACGTTAGGTGTTATTGCAGAAGATGATACTGCGGATTACGACAACATACTTAATAAGTTTATAAACCAAACAAAACATTAATTGTGCTTTTTGTACCTTTTATGCTATTAATTAACTATGATGTATGATGATTGGAAGACCTTCGAGAAAAAAGATCATTGGTCGGGAATATTAATGTCTATCAGGAAGGAATCTGGTCTAACCAGGCCAGAGCTTTCTTTGTTGTCGGGGGTCGGGACAAGCACAATAGAAAACTATGAGAGAAGTAAAATAAAAGAGCCGTCCATCTACAAGGTTGAACAACTTTTAAAATGTATGGGTTACGACTTAGATGCGTTAAAAGAACTTCCTTGAATATCTTCCACTACTTCTCCGCAATCGCATATCCAAACAGTTTCTTCGCCACCAACTATTGGGGAGGCAAAAGATAGCTCTTCATCAACTATTTTTTTACACCATCTACATTCTTTATCCACCTTGACCTCTCTTTCTTTTTTGAGTTCCTCTTACGTTAGATTTTGGTCCTAGCTTTTTTCTCATGTTTAACGGACGTAACTTATTGCCTCTCTTTTTTCTTTTTTTAGCTGTATAAGACTCTTTTACTTTTCTCATTTTTGTTCCCACCTATAAAATATATGATCCCCTATTTTACCAATTTCCTTTTTGTTTACGCTCCATTTAGGATTGACTTTATCAGAATGATAGTGCGTTGAACCGTCAACCAAATCAGCAAACTCACCTGCTAATATTCTTTTTGATAAGCTTACTGACCATCTAAAGGCATCCTTTTCTAATGGCCTATCTGATTTACCATCACAAAACCAACTAAATTGGCAGTTATGTCTAATAGGTATTGTACCACCTTTCGAGTATTTAGCTTGCCGTACAACCTTACATACCGTGTTCGGGTATCTTTTGTCCTTGACACGGTGCAAGACCACCTGAGAGACCGCTATTTGCCCTACAACGGGTTGATTTCTAGCTTCATAGTAAATATTTAAAGCCAAACAAAAAACTGCAGCCTCAATCATACTCCGCACATCCCTTCACACTCATCCTCAAACATATTAAGTTGTCCCTTATCCTCAAGATTTCTAAAGTCTACTTGATCTATTGGGTTTAAGGAACGGTGCATATATTGTTTTGAGTTCTTGTTCTTTCCGCCATCTCTAATTAAAGAGTCTACAAGAACGGTATCTGCCCACTCTTCGGGGTCTCCTATTTTTAACTCTCTCCAAGCAGAATTGTTATGGAAGGGGCATCCTAAACAAGAAGATTTTCCTAACTTTCTTCCAGGATAATGAGACTCAAACCATCTAAGGCATTGTTGTCGGGACATACTTTTATCAATGAGAGGCCAAGTATTTTCAATCCAGCGTTCTCTCGATGGTTTCATTCGGGTTGCTTCATCGGTAGAAATCCCAATCCACAATTCAACACTGCCAACTGGTATACGTTGTCGGGGTCGGTATCCGCATAAAGATCTCAGCTTTTTATTTAACGGAACTATTTTGTAATCAAACGTGCATTGTCTGCGACCCATTCCTCCCGCATCGGTATACCAAGGTATTGAAGAGAATTTCTTGGTTCCCCGACCACGGACAGGCTCGTTTGCGATAGCATCATTACGCAAACTGCCATTAGTAACTCTATAAACGGGAAAAGGAAGTTGCTCCTCTAACCAATTAAGATGCTCGTAAACTGATTTTGGTTCCCATTGCGTGTCTGAAAAGATAGCGCAGTCGGGCATCGGAAGTTCGCCTTTGGCTGCCATAAGTGCCATGACACTAGATTGAACTCCCGCCCCTAAACTAACTACTATCATTTCTTTTCCTTTTTCATTAGAGCAATTGCTTGGGCGAGGATTGACTCCCCTCCCTCTTCACGCCCACTATGCAAACTATGTATCAGTTGATCTAAAGGTACTCCGTATTGTAATGCCAAGGATAATACTACCGTAGCATCATCAAGAAGTATATCCATATCACTTCCTATTTTAGAACCCCTGATGAACACCTCACCAATGTCAAATGTCCGTGGATCAATTCCAAAGGACACGTAATACTTGTCCGTCATAGTTTCTATAACATTAGTTACGTTATACCTACGGTTGTGTAGTCTCTGCCGTTTTGATTGCATTACCTATTTCCTTTGCGATTTGCGGGATGATTGAGTTTCCCAAGGCACGGATTTGAGATACTCTGTTGGGTACCCCATGAGCCAAGCGACCCACTGGGGGTTCAGACTCCCACCACTGGTCGGGTCGGTGTGGTTCACCGCATCCTTCAGCTTCACGCCCCATCTCTCCCCCTTCTTGTTCCTTCGGGAGAATGATCCGTTGTTCATTTCCACATTTTTTACTACTCCCCCTTCCGTGTCGCTTACTCTGGGGGTCGGCCACATTTTTACCTCGCTCGATAGCATCTTCTGCTTGGCCGTATCCATGTTTTTGTAGTCCGCTGATTGAGGGGTCGGCCACATTGTGTGCGACAATCCAGACCCTTTGCCGGAGATGCGGGGCGCCGACCGCGCAAGCTGGAATATTAAACGTCCTTGTGGCGTAGCCTTCGTTTTCCAAGTCAGTGAGTACTTCGTCCAAGCCCAGTTTGACGATTCCAATAACGTTTTCTCCAATAACCCAAGACGGCCTACATTCTTTGATAAGTCTAAACATTTCTGGCCAGAGATGTCGGGAGTCGGATTGAGCTTTTTGGAGTCCTGCGCTTGAGAAAGGTTGACACGGGAATCCTCCAAGAATGACATCTGGGTCGGGTTCGGGAAGGTCGGATCTTTTAACATTTTTTATATCTCCTAAAATCGGGACTTCGGGAAAGTGATGCCGCAAAACTTCTTTGCAATACGGCTCCTGCTCCACGAAACACGTTGTTTTGAAAAAATTGGTAGCTTTGAGACCAACTGCAAAGCCACCAATACCACTGAACAAGTCTAAAGTTTTCAGCATTTTATAAGTTCTGTAGTAGTGCAAGTAAAGCACCACCGATAAAGACTAAAGCATAATATTCGATACCCATTATTTAATCCTCTCATAAAGTTGTTTAAGAACAATCCTGTCGTACTCATCATCAGTATTCTCACTGAGAAAATGAATTGTATGAATTTCGTGGGGTTCCAGAAAACACATCGCACCAATCTCTGGATAATTGTCCACCTCTTTTCTTTCATCGACAATAGTATCTGAGTTGTTGATGTAGTTTCCTTGATCAAGTCTACTAGGATCGATTGGTGCTTTCAGTTGGACTTCAGATTTCCCGTCCGCTGACCATGCTGAAAACGTATCCATCATATCCATTTCATACGCCAATTGACTCATCTTACCCATTTGTCATCTCCTCAATTAATACGTTAATGGATGCCATCGCAATTTGAAGGCTTCTATATTCTTGCTGACGATGCGGTTCTTTTACCACGCTACCAATAGCTTCAGTTAAAAGCCCTTTAGCGTCCTTAACCTTTTTAAATCTTTGAACGTGCTCTGTCGGATAATCATCTTCTGAAAGACGGTTATTGTGTGTGATGCCGTGCGATGCCAATATTTCTTCAACCACATTACACTCTTCAACAAACTGATCGGACGCCCATTCAGAATGGGTAACATTACCATCCTTGTCTTCAACAAAAACATCTTCTCCTTCATTTTGTCTGTACTCAGCAAATTCAAAAGCTTCCAATCTTCGCTCCGCCAATTGTCCGTACAAGCTAATATAGTTTTCAGTATCTAATTCCAATGAATTTTTCCAATTAGACATATCTATTCTCCTTTCTTGAGTTTCCAATAAATTTTTCCATTGAGGGGGATCGACTTAGCTTTGGGGTCGGGCGTTAGACCATCGACCTCATGCCATTTCGCTCCCGCTTCAATCTCTTTGTGGATGGTGTCCAAGTATTCAGCGTTCATTACGCTGAATACAAGAACGGGCAAAATGATAAACGCTATCATTTATTTTTAGTTACGTGATCGCGGTTTCGGATATGGTTCAAGGCATCAATCAATTTTCTATAATCCGACATCCACATATCACCCTCACACATCTCCATGCTTCTTAAAGGATCTTCAATCAACTCAACAAACTTACTAAGCCACTCCCTTGGAGTAAGATCACCATGCTCATGATCCCAATACAATGTTTCGATTTGCTTCTTAGATTTCGCCATCTTATTTCTCCTTTCTAATAATGAAATTCATTTGCTTTGAATACCGCTTTCGCAAAACCACGTGGCGTTGCTGAACGGATGTTTTTGGTCTTTAATGATTTACCACCCGTGCGACCATGGACGGGTGAGAAGTTCCCACTTTTGGTGGGGTCTTTCCGTTTATACACAAGTGTCTCATGTTGAACGGGGTTGATCTCAGGCATTGTAAAACGGTTCCCTGACCATAGACAAGTCTTCTTTCTGTAAGCGTCACGGGGAGGAATGTATTCTGGATACCTTGGATGAACATCATCTTCTGGTAAATACCCACCGTAATCACATGGGTTAAAACTGTGATTTGGTTTGCGCCATAATCTGCTCAACGCCCCCACTGGATTTTCTATGTAGTAAGGGCAATCCAAAGTGTCCGCCAAATGCTGACACGCCACCGCATTGTCACGTGCGAACATTTGGAACAATGGATTTTCTTTCTCCTTTTCTTTCCACCATCGCGCACCCGCTGAACTCAAGTCGGTGCATGGAGGGAATGCAGATAAGAATTTTGCATCGTTCATATGCCGACTTGCGATTTTCATAAGAACACTTTTGTTATACAGATCAGCATGGATTTTAAAAATGTTGCCACCGTTTAAGGGGAAGTGGGAGTCCAGATTTTCAAAAGCAGTACCGCTTGATGGTTCCAATTCACCCATCGGGCTTGGCTTGTGCTGAATGTCGTAAGCGAAACATTGATATCCGGCCTCTGCCCATGGACGCAATGCCTCACCAGTGAAATCGTATAATGAAATGACGTGAGTTTTTTTCATGAGTTAAACACCCTTCTCAAAATAATGTGTAAGGTTCTTTGAAGGGCATATATGAACATCCCCATTCTCAGCTTGAATACGTATATTATTCTTTGAAGCTTTGGTGTTCAATCCCGTGATAGTAAATGTCCTACCATTAAGAACGATTTCTTTATCTAACCATTCTGGGTTGAGATCAAACATGGTCGCGTATTTCGTGAAATCTGTACGCTCTCTGTCCTCAACGATACCCCTTTCATTGACAATGGACGCTTTCAAGGTTGTCCGAAACGTAGTGTCCTCATAACTTATGTTACCAATATTTAACTTGATACCATGAGCTTCTTCAACTTCTCGAAAAGCTTTATTGAGGGACGCTCTTATTGTTTTTAAACCAGATTTGGTAAAGGTAGTATACATCACATTTCTCCTTTCTATGTTTGTGTGATTATTTAACCTACCATGATACATGGAAATAAGTCAAGTTTATACTTCCGTCCTATATACTGGCGATTTGAAAAAAAGTTTTTGAAAAGTGAAAAAAATTTATAAAAAAGTGTAAAAGTGTAACGAAAAAAGTTTTGTTGCTCTGTAACCATTGACCACTAACCATTGTAGATATTTTTACTCGTTACAATCACGTTACACTTCGTTACAAAAAGGGTCTATCCGTTACACTTTACTGATCCGCCACCTTTCTCATTTTTGTAAAAATAAAACTAGATTTTGAAAACGCTAGTATATAGGATGGAAGTATGAAAAGAAGAATAGAAACTAAAGCCGAAGAGATTGAAGAAGCTCACGGCAGAAAACTGACCAACCGACAAAAAGAATTTGCCAGACATTTTGTTGATGGTACACATAGTAATGCGGAGTGTGCTAGACTTGCTGGTTACGCTTCTGATTGTGCCAAGGTTCAAGCCCATAAACTTTTGGATGCTAATTCGTTTCCTCATGTAGCTGATTATATTTTGGAACTTCGAGAGGACAGAGAAAAGAAATACGGGGTCACTCTTTTGGGGCAATTAAAGAGGCTCAGTGAACTCTCTCAAGGAGCCGAAGAGGCAGGACATTTCTCAGCCGCAATTAACGCTGAAAAAACGCGAAGTGCTCTGGGGGGTCTTACTACTGACAGACGTGAGACAAGTCACTTTCATGCTATTGAAAATATGAACCGTGATGAAATAGAAAACCGTTTAAAAGAAATTAGACAAAACCATCCTAGCGTTTTCACGGATGCAGATTACGAGGTCTTAAATGACACAAAAACCAGAGACACTGTTTTGGAACAAATTGAAAGAAAAGATACCCCTTCATTGGCAAGTTCAAAGAATTGAAAACCGTTATGGCGGAGGCATCCCAGATGTATATATATGCGCTGAAGGTTGTTCTTTTTGGATTGAACTTAAAGTAACAAAAACTAACCGAATAAATATCTCATCCCATCAAGTAGCATGGAATTACTCACATTATAGATCGGGCGGGGTAAGTTTCTTCTTGGTACACCCCCTCTCATCCCCTAACCTATATTTGTTTGGCGGGGATCATGGTCGGGGGTTAGTGACCCATGGTCTGCATGTCGATGGTTCGGGGTCGGGTCTTGTCCCTTGCCTATGGTCGGGGGACGATTGGTCGGGGTTGGTCGGGTCATTGATCGGGATCAGTCGGGATCGGGTCGGGTCGGGTTTGCAGGTCGGGTCGGGAACCGTGGTCGGGTCGGAGCCGGCTCGTTGCAGCTGGCCGGGACCAGGTGTATAAAAAATCCCGCTCGATGTTGAAAGGAAATAAGACATCGAGCGGGACGGTTGGCCAGCGGTGGGAGAACCACTGGCCGTGGTCGGTCTACTTTGGAGTGTCAACAACCGACCGACCTGATGGCTGCTTTTTTAACCTGCAATAATCTGCTAGTATTTCGTGAAGTTTATTAACGCAATCTTGAAAATCGTCCGCCTCGCTTTGCGAAAACTCCCTGACATTTAAATAATGATTTTCGAGGACACCGTCAATTTCTGTTAAAGCTTCATTCATGTCCATTTTTAAAACCTCCCAATTGTGTAACCAAACCAATGGTTAGCGTCCGATCTAGACGCACAATCCAATAAGTTCATGAATGTTTCCCAAATCATCTGTGCTTGATCTGGATTGTTTTCTAACAAAGCAATGGTTTTTTCTAAAACTATAATTTCTTCTAACTCGTTGTCATCCTGACCACCCTCTAAAGAATGCGGGAGACGTTGATCTAACATATTGTGTAGTTCATCTAAAATTTGGTTACTGTCCATTTTTAAAAATCCTTTTTGTTATTTAATTGTTGACCATGGTATTATATGGAACTATACTATAAGAGTCAACAATTTAAAATGGAGTTTTTACAATGATACAATTTAAACGTTTTTTTTCTACGGATTCTGCCAAGGCAATCAAGGCGGATAAATACGGATACTTGAACGGGATTAATTACATGGCGCCCCATACCACGGGCGGAGATTTTGATTTATGCGGGAAGTCTTCCGCTGGTTGTCGGTCGTTATGTTTAGGGTTTTACTCTGGACAAGCGGGCATGGTTAAGGATCTCGAAAACGGAACTAATAGCGTTCGTAATTCCCGTATTCGTAAAGCACAATACTTTATGAATGACCGTCATTCGTTTATGTCCGAAATGACCGACCACATTAAAAAGCTTTCTAATACAGCCAAGAATAAAAATAAAGCTTTGTGTGTACGGTTGAACGGGTCAACAGATCTTGCGTTTGAGTCCATGAAAATAAAAAACAGAGACAATAAAACCGTAACCGAATTATTTCCTACTATTCAATTCGTAGATTATACAAAACATATTAAACGGTTGCTTAATAAAAACCGTCCGTCCAATTACCATTTAACTTTTAGTCTATCGGAAACAAACAAGGCGGAAGCTTTGCAAGCTTTGAAGCTTGGCTTTAATGTCGCGGTTGTTTTCGGCCACGGGTTACCAAAAGAATATTTAGGTTATCCAGTAATTGACGGGACGAAACACGATCTGAGACACCTTGACCCAAAGGGTGTTATTGTCGGTTTAGATCCAAAAGGGTCAAAAGCTAAAAACGATCAAACGGGTTTTGTGGTCCGCGATTATTAAATAAAAACTCCTAAACTCAACGCCCCATGTTCGGGGCGTTTTTTTTTGGCCAACTGTTCGGGTCGGGTCGGGTCGGGGTAGCAGGTTAATCGTTAATGGATCGCGACCCTATAGGACGGGGTCGGGTATATATATTATTCTCAAGACCAGGCGCAGCGGATCGCGCACAAAAAAAGGGAGCCGATCGGCTCCCCCCTTTCCCCTTCATTGTTATTTAAAAAATATTTTGAATATCTAAAAAACCGGGACCATTTCCCTCTGGATCCATTAGAACCCAAGCAATCTTTTGCTTGGATCCACGTTCCATTATCAGTCCCATAAACTCTTGCTCATCTGGATCGTTATTATCAACCGCAAGACCCTTAACAGTCCATCCGATTAATTGTGAGTAGTGTTCCTCAAATGCATTAACCATTTCTAACCTCCTATGCTTTAATATTTAAACGAGCGCCTACCATTTTTTGTAGATCGTTTTCATAAGTTAAAACTTTTGTTCTGTTAGCGATCCACGATGATTTGTTGCGCCATTCATTACCGAACTTATCAATTGCCTCATTGGTAGCAACTTCCCAAATCTCGCACGCTGTTAAAAATTTAACTTCGCTTGTACTCATGATTAACCCTCCCCAAACTTTTTGATCATTTCAGCGGAAACTTTTTTGTTGATTTCATCTAGCAGTTTTTGACCGCTAGTAGTGTCCGCTAATTCCATGGGGCTTAGATCCGTAGGATTATGCTTTTCCATCATTGCATTCCAATAATGAACCTTTGCATCTACCAGAGGATCCTCTTTTCTTATCTCTTTCATTGCATTATCTAACGCAATTTCTGCTTCTATTGTCATAGTGTAACCTTTCATTTAGTTGTTGACTATTTAATTATAATGGAATACCATGGGATGGTCAACAACTAAACAATGAGGTTATTAAATGACATATTATTTTAAATATACTTGTGAAGCTTGCAACGGAGAGGGTCGAACAGAAAACCCTAACCATCCGTTAAATGATTATAGAGATCCAGTATGCAATGAATGCGAAGGCGCTGGTTATTGTGAGAGTTCCGAAACTACGTATGAGGATATTGAGGATAAAGCATATGATATTAGATGGTCTTATAGAAAGGAACTCGCATAATGAAAACGGAAAACCTAACGGGCGACTTTGAAAGATGGCAAGAGCAAACCAGATGGGAGCGCCGTATGCGCCATCTTAATTTTTTTGTAAAGATAATGGCGGTTGCTTTTGCATTGTCATATGTGGCAATCATTGTTGAGATATTCTAAAACAGTTTAACCTCCCCAACTTGACGGGCGTCCTTCGGGACGCCCTTTTTTTATGCGGAGCCAATCGGGTCGGGTCGGGTCGGGTCGGGTCGGGCTGCAGGTCGTCAATGGTTGGCGCGCCCTATATACGTATACGTATATAATAGATAATAAATACCTGTCTCAAGATTTCAGAATTTACAAAAATATAGATAAAAATTAATTTAAAAATAATGCATTTATTTTGCATTGGTCTATTGACCGTGGGATATAATGGGTGTATAACTACGTGTAGTTATAGCGACAAACGCTGTAGCATAAACAAAAAAGAGGTTAAACAAAATGCAAAAAATAAAAGTAGATAACAAAACATTCACTAAACAAAAAGAGTTTGTAGATTTTGCTGGTAAGGCAAAAAATACATGGGATCAATGCTATAAACAATTAGACATTGTCCGCGATCTTGGTATTGGCGAAATCTTTGGCGATGCTTTCAAGGCAAAAATTCAAGAAGGAAAATCCACTAATCTAGATTATCAGTTATTGGCTGAGAACATCAGCGAAATCTTTGATGTTATTTGTTCTAAGGAAAGCGCTGAGAAGTTAATTAAACTTTCCAAAAAAACAAAAGCTTCACGTCACAGCGTTACATTCAGTAAAACAAAGTAACAACCACGGGGGGCAATCCCGCCCCCCGCTTTTTTTGAAAGGAAAAGCAAATGACAAATATAGATTTAGAAAAAATTTTTAACTCTCAAAAAGTAAAAAAATCCTTGGATGAGTATATGGAGGCTAGAGCGAAACGCGAGGGGATATCTTTGGATGAGTGGAAAGCGAGACGCGATGCAAAAAATATAGAGAGGGAAAAAGAAAAACAAAAGCTTTTAGAAAAACGCGACCTAATGATGAAGTACTGGAATATTGCATATCTAGATTTGCCAGATCATATGACCGATGACCATGCTATAATATTTAATTTAGGCATGGATATGGCACGGGCGATATTGCAAGGTGATGAGAAACGGGCAAGCAATATTCGTAAGGAAATGACCGAAAGTCCTTTGTACCTTAATCTTTAATATAAGATCGGGTCTAGGTACTTAGACCTAGTCCCGATTAAACCATCGCCCGCCCGCCCGATTTCGGTGGGGAAAATCGGGCGCCCCACTATCTGACGTGCAACGGAAGATAGTGTTTGACATAAATAATTTGAGATACTTGTCATTTGACCATGATCCGTTGTAAGATACCCACGAACCTCTAAAAAAGAAAAAGGGTGTATGGATGTTTAAGGCTATAATAATTGTTTTAAGTTTTTCTGTACCGGCTCCCATGCAAATAGATGATCCATATCTACACAAGACATTGCCTGAGTGTTGGGTGCGTGCTTCTGAAGTTATACGCGACATTGTCCTTGGACCGTTCCCCGTTATAAGCGCACAGGGTGTCTGCATTAAGGTGGAAAAGTCAGAGAACATTGGTCCGTGGACCATGAATCATTGAGGTTGTGTAGTGCTTAACGCTTCTGAAGATGTCATCCGTGAGGTTCTTGCTCTCGAGGAGATGCAACAAAAATTAATTCTCCGTGAAAAAGCTCAAAAAGATTTTATGGTTTTTGTAAAGTACGTTTATGAGAATTTCATAGAGGGGACCCATCACAAAAAAATTGCTACACTATTTGAAAAGCTTTCAACGACCCCCGGTTCACGGATCATTGTCAATATGCCACCCCGTCATACAAAATCTGAATTTGCGTCTTACCTTCTTCCCGCTTGGTTGATCGGAAAAAATCCCAAGCTCAAAATTATCCAGACTACTCATACGGCGGAGTTGGCGGTGCGTTTTGGAAGAAAGGTAAGGAACCTTATGGAGCTACAAATTTATAAGGATATTTTTCCCGATGTGGATTTACGGATCGATTCCAAGGCTGCGGGTCGATGGGAAACGGGCCAAGGAGGGGAATATTATGCGGCGGGTGTTGGCGGTGCGATTACAGGCCGTGGTGCTGATTTGCTGATTATTGACGATCCGCATTCAGAGCAAGACGCTCTTTCTGAGACGGCCATGGAAGGTGCTTACGAGTGGTATACTTCTGGTCCACGGCAGAGACTCCAGCCTGGGGGGTCCATTGTTGTTGTTATGACGCGATGGTCACTTAAAGATTTAACGGGTAAATTACTGAAAGCCCAAGGGTCTGATGTTATGTCCGATCAGTGGGACGTGGTCGAGTTTCCGGCAATCCTTCCCAGCGATAATATATTATGGCCGGAGTTTTGGAAGAAGGAAGAATTGTTAAGGGTCAAGGCTTCGTTGTCCTTGGGCAAGTGGAATGCACAATGGCAGCAGAATCCTGTAGCCGAAGAGGGTGCGATTATAAAAAAGGAGTGGTGGAAC